GAGTTGGAGAACGACTAATGGCTTGGAGCTACGACGAAGGAAATCTAAATATAACTGATGCACTAGGTAGACTAAACTCTACTAGGTTGTTAATCGGCGATACAGATCTAAATGATAAACAAGTACAAGATGAAGAAGTTTCATTCGCCTTAGCTCAAGCTAACAACAACGTATATAAAGCTGGTGGGTGGTTATGTAGAGCTATAGCGGCTAAGTACTCTCGGTCTGTTGATTTAGAGATCAGCGGTGCGTTAAAAGAAGCCTCATCACAACTACAAGCTCACTACACTAAGTTAGCAGATACACTAGAGTATCAAGGAACTAAACTAGGTGGTAGCTTAGGTATTTCTGCTGGAGGTATTTCTGTTTCCACTGTGGAGGGTGTAAGAGCAAATACTAATCGAGTTAGACCAGAGTTCAACAAGGATCAATTTAAGATAGACGCAGAAACTACTGATTACGAATAGGGATGTCACATGCAAGCGTACAATTTACTTAAACTGGTACAACGTCATGGTAGTACTTTAATACTGAAGAAGACTACTGCTGGTTCTTACAATGCTGGTACTGGTGAATATTCTAGTACAGTTAAAGAATATGAAATAACTGCCTATATGTATAATGTACAAGAGGGCGTTCTACTAAACGACATAACTCGTGGTACTCGCAGTTGTGTAATACCTGCTCTTGGCTTACCTGCAATACCTACAGATAAAGATATTATATCTGGTAGAGGTGACGATGTATCTATCGTTAGGGTTAGAACTATCTATTCATCTGGAGTAGCAGTTTGTTACGTATGTGAGGTAACTGAATAATGGAACTACTAGTAAGGAAAAGTTTATACCAGAAGTTAGCTAAACTGGATAATACTATTATGAACACCACAGAAGATGTATTGTATAATGTAGCCTTTGATATAGTTAAGTTCACTCTGTCTTCCACAAATAAGAATACTGGCAATCTAGGTGCTGTAGATTCTGGGTCTTACTTAGAATCCTTTTCTATAATGTCTAGCAGAGCAGGTAAAATAAGATCTGTGTCTTCTAAAGGTAGACCTAGAGGCGTAAGCCCAAAAGCAGTAGGATCTAAAGTTTTATCAACTCTAAGTAGAGACGTAGCAAGAGTTATGGTATCTATAGAATCTACTCAAGGTAATCGTGGACCTAAAGTTACAGTGATGAATGGCTCTAGGTATGCTAGGGATGTTGAATACAAGTACGGATACCGTATCTTTAGTAAGTTAAGGAAAATATATGGCTAATATACACAAAGAGATTAGGTCTATCCTAGAAGTACAGTTAGCTAATATATCTAACGTACCTCAAATAGCTTACGAGAACGTTCCTTATGTACCTACAACTGGCACTAGCTATATAAAGGTAGATTACCTGCCCACTTCACGTAGGCCAGCCGTAAGGGGCTTAAATCCTCAGCAGAGATATGATGGCATCTTTGCTATAAATTGTTATGCACCAGAAGGTAATGGACCATCTGCCGCTGAAACTATAGCAGAGAACGTAATGACTGCGTTTGAAGCTACCTCATCTTTTACAACAAACAACGTAACAGTATCTATAGATTACGCTGAAGCAGATCAGGCTTTAGTTGATAGTCCTTGGTTCTTAGTACCTGTCAATATAGGTTGGTACGCTTACAAATAATTCTATAGGAGAATATAATATGGCCTTTGCACAGGGTTCACGTTCCAGTCTGTCGTACATTACTGAAACAACTTTCGGTACGACACCTGCTGGTAACTTCCAAAACTTACCTTTCACTTCCCATTCACTTAACATGACTAAAGATCGTGTTGAAGGTACTGACATTCAAGCTGACCGTATGTCTAGAGTAGACCGTCACGGCAACCGTCAAGTAGCTGGAGACATTGTAGGAGATCTTCGAGATGGAGACTTCGACGAACTACTAGAGTCTGCTATGTTAAGTGCATGGTCTACAAACGTACTTAAAATTGGTACAACACCAAAGTATTTTTCCATCGAGGACTATGCCGCTGACATCGACCAAGCTAGATTGTTTACAGGTTGTTCAGTCAACTCACTAGCTGTATCGTTAGCACCTAATGCTATGGTAACAGGTACATTTGGTTTAGTCGGTAAGAGCATGACTATGAGTGCTTCAGAAAAGACACAAGATGCCGCTTCTGGAGCTTCCCCATTTGACTCTTACTCAGGTGACTTAGAGATAGGTGGATCAGCATCAGCTATAGTTACAGCTATGGACTTCACATTAACTAACAGCTTTGCTCCTACATTTGTTGTTGGTGACGATAGCGCACCTGCATTAGAAGTAGGTAACGCTGTAGTAGAAGGTACTCTTTCAGCTTACTTTGAGGATGCCTCACTAATCAATAGATTTGTCAATGAAACAGAAACACCTCTTAAGGTTACTGTAGGTGACAATGCTGGCACACCAAACACTATGGAGTTCTTCTTCCCTAGATGTAAAATAAATAGTGCTGATGTAGGCGTAGATGGTCCTACAAGCAGAATAGTAAATCTTAGCTTTGTCGCTTTACGTGACCCAACAGAAGCTACTAACTTGCGTATTACACGCTCGTAAAGAATACTCTAGCTAGAGTGGGGGGACGTTGGTGTCGGGTCTGACGTTCCCCATTTATTAACCCGAACTCGATAAGGAAACTCGATATGGATTTAAAAGACTTAACACCAAAGACTGACACTGTTGAAGTGCTTATACACAACCCATCTACTGATGAGCCTCTTATGAATGAAGATGGCACTCAAATGACTATTGTTATGTATGCTCCTCATACTAAAGAGTATAAGTCAGAAGTACATCGACAGACAAATATTAAACTTAAGCGTATGGAAAAGTCAGGTAGGATGCAAGTTACTGCTGAGGACTTAGAGGCTAGTGCTATACTACATATGGCTAAAGTAACTAAGAGTTGGAACATCACTTACGATGGTGAGCAACCAGAATTGACTATAGATAAAGCTAAAGAGATTTATATAGATCTACCTTGGGCTAAAGCTCAGATAGAAGAAGCTCTTGCTGACAGCGTGGATTTTACGAATGTCTAACAGAACGTTTGCTATCTTTTGCTGAACATCAGTTTAAGTTAGCAAAGCCTAATGAAGACGGTAAATCTATGAGAGAACACTTAGAGCAAGTAGAGAAGCAACTAGGTAGAGAGATAGAAGAACTCAATGGTCCAAGACTGCCTGATATTCTATCTAGTTTGTGGACTTACTTCTTATCTATTAATCAGGGTAGGTCGGCAGGTTTCAGTGGACCAAACTCACTTTCCTACACAGACATAAAGTCTTGGTGTGAATTAACTGGCACACCTCTAGATGCTAGAGAAGTACAAACTATAAAACTATTAGACTCAGTATACATAAGGATTATGACCTCAGATGGATGATATGAAATTACGGTTTAACACCGATGACGTTGTTAAGGGTACTAATAGAATTAAACGTATGGGTAAGGCTGTAGATAGAGCAAGCATACAACAAGGTAAACTTACTAAGAGAAGTAAACGATTTACTATGGGTATACAACAAGCAGGTTTCCAAGTAGGTGACTTTGCGGCTCAGGTACAAAACGGTACAAGTGCTATGGTAGCTTTGGGTCAACAGGGTCCACAGTTACTTGGTATCTTTGGTGCGCTAGGTGCTATAGCTGGTGCAGGTTTAGCTATAGGTACAGCCTTAATTAAAGCTAAGAACGCAGGTAAAGAATTACAGTTTGACTTTAAGGGAATGGGTGCGGCTCTAAAAGACTTATTTAGTGGAACAGAAACAATATTCCAGCCTATAGGTGCGGCCTTTAGGTGGTTAGGCAGAACTGCTCTAGGTGTTTTAAACGGTATCATAATTGGAGTTGCAGGGTTATTCACTATACTACAG